GTTACCATTTTTTCAATCTCCTCTTTTGTATGGGTGATATATAAATCCTCAATATTTCCCATTTCCTCGTATTGCCTCTTAAAATCCTCGATGGTATATCCTTCTTCTGCTCTCTCTATCAAATTAGTCGGGCTTCTCTTCGCTGTAATTTCTACGCCACCTCCCGCAGGTTTAGTGATAACTAAGTCAGTTCCTATCTTTAAGTCGAAGATTTTTGAAGATTCCTCTCCTTCTTCCTCAAAAATAGTGTTCATGATATTAAATATTTTCTCGTAGGTCTTAGTGTTTACAGGCCATACCTTAATTCCCGAGGATTCTTTTCCTCTTACTAGAATAGGAACATAGTAAAACTTTTGAGGAGAGAAATACTTAATAAACTGCTTGTTGTTCTCATAATCTTCTCTGTATAACTTGTTTGCAAAAATCTCGGCAGGATCTTCTTGTTGGAAAGTCTTAGGAGAGGCGAACTCATAATTGGCTAGACCTATTTTTGTAGCGTAGTCTCTGCCATGTATATATACCGTGTAAAAAGGCCACTCAGGGTCTCTTTTATTTGGTACTATCCTAATGGTGGAAGTTACGGATGTAGGTCTCCAAATGTAATCAAAAATGTTTTTACCTTTCTTTCTACCTGTAGGACCGGAGTTAGAAAGTTTACTCGCTTCTTGTTTGAAACGTTCTGCAAAATTACTCATAACTATATAAATTAAATGTTAGAAATATTCTTTTTGTAAAGAAACTTTAAGTCGATTATTCTCAATCCATCAGATCCTGTAACTATTAGGCAGTTCTCATAAGCATACCAGTCAATTTTGTAATTAACATCAAGTTTACCATTATTAGATTGCTCTATAAGTATGTTAAGACCATTTAGAGTAAATAAAGTTCCGGTTTCTTTATTTCGATGTAGTATTAGGGTAGATGGAAGTAATGTAAAGTCTTCCTCTCTAATAACATTGTAACTCAAAATTAGTTCATCATTATCGGATGCATTTCTAAAAACAAATACACTATCGTTTGTTATATCATAAGTGTTTCTAATAGTCTTCAATGTACTTTCTATAAAATGCGGGTGGCAAAAAGTACATAATAATTTTGTGGGTTTCCTCTCAATCATGCTTTCATGTTTTCCAAATCAAAAGATTTCATGTTAAAATAGTTTTTTCCAATTTTCACAGATGAGTTAAACCCAGAATCGTTTATAATCTTTTGTATTCCCCTTAATGTTTCCAATCCATCTTCTCTGTCAAAATCTAATAAGAAAGAATCATACACATATAATACGATTTGCGTTTTTTTCGACTGCAAATATACAATAATTTTATTAATAATGTCAAAAAAATGTTCAACTTCCATTAATTGTATAACATAAGAGAATAATTTTCCTTTTGTATAGGAATAATCGTCTTTTAAATTCGATAGTTTTAAAGTTCTTACGCAATAAGGAACAACAACTTCTTTATCTTGAACCATTTCACTATATATCGAATCTCTATATTTATACAATGCGTTAAAGAAAGGAATCTTTTTAGCATCCCCCCTTTCAGAATAAATATTAGAGAAAGTCATTTTTTTAGCTTCATCATATTCTTGCGGGGATATATTATTCTTTTTAAAATAAATCTTTGCCAGATACATGTGAACATCTTCTTCTTCTAATGTATATCCAATGGCCTTTGCGATCAAATATAAATGAAATGACTTAATATCAAATTCTACTAACATCCCTCTATCATGCCTAGAAATGAATCCTAAGCGATGTTTTTCATCTTTTGGTATTGCGCTAAGGTTAATACCATTACATGTCCCTACGGGCCTTCCTGTGGCATTATAGAGCATGTATTTAGGATGTAATAAAGATGTTGTTAATTTTTTATTATAGACTTCATTTATTTGAGGAATGTCAATGTATATTCCATTATCTCTAATATGATTTAAAGATGATAGAATGGATGTATATTTTTCAATGACAGATGATTTCTTATCCAATGTGCTTAAATAAGATAACTGACTATTAAAACATCTTAAGAACATGTAATATGGAATATAGATGTTATAGGATGTTGATGGATAATAAAATCTTTTGAACTTAGATGTAAAAGAATATAAATCCTCTAAGTAATCTGTATCCCCTTTGTTTAACCAATAGAGTAATGGGAACTCGGTTGAAAATTTACTGGGGAAATAATAATCAAAGATGTATTTAGATGACGCTATTACATAATTAAATGATAATAATGTCTGTAATGTTTCTAATGTTATGTTTGATTTGAACTCTTGATGTTGTAATGCTATTGAATATGACTCATTTGATTTGTAGTCATGTATAAATAACATAGATAGCCCCTCCGAAAAATTTGACATATCTTTCGGAATAGGAAACACAAAGGAACCTGAAAAATTAGTTTGGACCTCCCGTAGTTGATCCTCGTTCTCAATAACCATCATTTATATAAAACTCATTATAATTTACAATAAACCTCTTAAGTCCCGGAAAAGTTGTCTCTGCACTTAAAACTTCATTCCTGTTTAATTGCGCTACTTGAACTTTGTCTCCGCGAACTTTCCAATAGATTTCTGCAAATATAAGTCTATTTTTGTTATCCTGCAAGTTTTTAGCAGAAAAATAATCATCTTTACTAATTTCTGTTATAGATGTTATTGGTTTTATTCGTTTTTGGTAGAAATATCTTTTAAAATAAAGACCTTCTTCTTCTATTTCTTCTTTAGTTGGAGTGTACGGATTTATGTTTATGTATTCTACCATAGGCTCCGAACCAAGAGAAGAATACACTCTCCTCTTAAATTCGTATTCTAAAAACAATCTTTTTCTAGTATCCTTTCCATTTATACCTGCGTATGGTATTCTGTTAGTATAGAAATAATACCCCTTGTATGGCATGTTATTCTCATCCCATAGAAAACCGCCTTCTGTGTAAAAAAAATTAGCCATGATTTATTTTTAGGGTAATTTAGGTGGTTTAGGTGGTTTAGGTAATTCCGGGAGCTTGAAAGGATTAGTTACAAAATTATTAGGTCGGCCTGGTTGTCCTATGAATTTAGTATTAAGGAAATTTTTAGGAGATTTAGATTTAGTGACATTCCCTCCGGAAACTAAACCGCCCGAGCCGCCGGTACCGCCTCCTGATCCTAATACGGATGTTCCCGAAGGAATTGCGGTGCAAATAGACTCTAACTCTGTTTGCCAATCCTGACCTTCAACTACATGATGTACTCTAGTGATTACGAATGCTATATTTCTACCTACAGTAAAATTAGTAGGTACTGTATTACTATTTATATGATGTCCTATTCTCCATCCTCCTACTCCATCCATCTTTACATTCATTTTCATTAGCCACAAATACTGGTTATTACTTATTAAGCTATCTGTTGATTGAGCTCTAAGGCATGTAGCTAATAGGTTTCTAGCTCCATCACAAGTTTCTTCACTATACTTTGTTCTAGGCATTAAATCATTATAGTAATTATCCATTAGTTTTTTTGCTATATTTCTAATTGCTTCTTGTCCTGTTTCAAACCCGTCGTCAAAATTCCCTTCACTTACCGCGTGAGTTACTCTAGATGTGTTAAATATTGTTTTAACTAAAGAAGCATGTAAGTCTGTAGAGGGGAGTTCGGCGCTTATATTCAATTCTCTAGTAGACCCATCACCATTAATCGTATCAAACTGCCATACATTAAAATCCTCTTCCACAAACGTTGATGGTACAATTCTTAATACTCTGTGTTCTGTTAAGTTATCTGTATCTTGACTCCCATCGTCTTGAACTAAAGTTAGTTGAACGAAACCTCCCGTACATTGGCTGATAACAGTAAATAAATTCTTTAAAAACATATCTACCCTTAAGTAAGCCTCGTCTATAAAATCATTTTTTATGTTATTTCCTGGATCTCCTTTGCGAGTAGTATGCATAGTAGATTTAATAGCATCGTATATTGTATTTCTATGTATTAGTATTTTTCTATAGTCAATGTATGATGCATAGTGAGATTTGATTCCGTCAATACTACCTCCCGAAAGTGTTTCGTAATTTTTCCCCTCTGATCTATTATTTTTATTCGTATAGTTTCCGGCCTGGCCTCCTAGTATTAATATTTTTTTAGGGTCGCAAGATCTAACTATACTTCCATATAAAGAAGAACAATGAGGCTTTACAGGAAAACCTATAAAAACATCTTTTACTTTTGACTCCGCTACGCATCCATTTCTAAAAAAAGGCTCTAATGCAAATTCATTTACTATTCTATCGACAACATATTGTAAAGTAAAGAACTCGTCAGTAGTTGTTTGAGCCGTTGGTATTTCCGTAGGGTCTGGATTTAATTCGTTTCCTTCTAGGGGTTGGTAGACTACTATATCCGACTTTGTAATAACACCTCTGAAATTTAAATATTTTATACCAAATTGTACATTTGCTTCATAATTATTTTTTCTAGAATATGGAATTATTTCCCCATCCGAAATAGAATCTGTTAAAGTAGCACCTGATTTTTGAGCATCATATAACATAAGTTCATAATAACCTGACACCTGTCCCTCTTCCGAGGAATTATCAAAAGATTTATTATTTTTATACTTCAAATCAGACCGCTCCCATAGTCCGGATAATCCAATATCCAAGGTAGAAAATACTTCTCCAGGACCTATAGCTTCAAAAGATAATTGGTAATAGTTCTCATTCGTTGTATGCCAAGTTCCATAGGCAATAAAGCATCCCTTGACGGTATAGGATGGACAACCGTCAAAAGGAGCGGCATAACCCATTGTTATTGATAATTGGTTTACCGGGTCATTTATACAGAAGACTTCTGAGTATCTTATGAAATCAGACATAGTATAAACTTCTATAGTCCCTCTAATTCTCATGGATAAATTAACAAGAGATGCGTCATTTCCTATTCTCTCTATTTCCGCTCTTATTAGATTAGGTCTGGGTTTTAAAGAATTAGGATTGTAAGTTTCAGTAAAAGTGTCTTCTAAGGTAGATATTGTTATACCTTGTTTTTTTATAGTACAGAATGCGGTATTACGTGTTTTGGGTTTAAAATAGTCAAGAGTATTACCCTTCGAGTAAAGTCCACTTCGAGAACCTAAAACGCTTACTATTGTATCCGGTATGGGTCTTCTAAAAGGAGGTGCCATTTATTGCTTCTTTTTTTAAATTTTCTAATTCTATCATATCTAATGGATACGGTATTCTAAGTCTAATCCCAACAGGCGGTACAATAGTCCCTTTACCTATATCGTTTTCATTTGCTATTACCCACCAATATCTAGGGTCTCCATAATAATCATTAGCTAATAAATCTAGCCTATCTCCGGATTTAGAGTATATAAAAAAATCGCTAGTCTTAAATGGTATCCTATAATAATACGTAGTACTATATCTTCGAACACCTGACTCTTCTCTTATTATATTAGTTATGTCTTCGTATCTATTCATTATCCAAAGAAATTTGATGCTACCTGAGGTTTTCTCTTGCCTATGTATCCTATCTCCATAGATACATTAGTAATCATAGGTAATTCCTTATCCTCGTCCCACACTATTTGTGAATTATCCCAATCGAAAGTTAATCCCTTTATATAACCCATTTCATCTGTATATAGTTTACCGATACTGAACTTAACATAAGATCCAACATAAGGACCATTATATACAGGAAGAGCTAGTTTTGATAATTCATTAAGTTGAGAAGTGACATGGTTTATACTTAAACCAGAGGTGATTGAGGGGTACGTGATATTAGCTACTCTTGTAGATAGGGTAGATGTTTTGGAAGCATCGTTTAAGTTTATAGCTACGTCTCTTGTAGCGTACTCAGTACCTGTTTCTCTTTGTATTGCTCCTCCTATTATTTTATCAGATAGCTTGTTTACACTAGGGTCTGAAAGAACTCTAGATCGTTCGACTCCTGTTATCGACCTATTGGCGGAATTAAAAGCTAATATATTGTCTAATTGATTTTCAACTATAGGCTGCATAGGATTTAGTTCACTTTCTACCGCAACCGTAAAAGACAGAGATATAGTTCTACTAAAGCTCTTGTATAATATTTTTGCATCCGCTCGTCCTATGTCTAGTCTTTCATCCCATTCCGGACTAGAAGAGTCTGATATATTATTTATATAAGCCATTAATACTATTTCTTGTCCATTTCCAACAGAGCCGGCAGATATTCTCTGAAATTTGAAAGTAAATGGTTTTTTCCTATCTCTAAGAGAAAGGCTACCCGCCGGAGTGATATTTAATAAAGATTTTGCGTCTAAGGGCATGTTTTATATTTTATGGTGAACTTTCTTTTCGGAGAGTACTTTTTACTTGTCTTCTTCCTTCGTCATTAAAGTAAGCTATAACAGGGCTATTTTGTTTGCTTACTATAGCTTCAAGTAATTTATTAGTGTAATCTGTTGCTTTCAATAATTCTTCATCCTTTTTTTCTTTTTCTTTTATAGTTTTTTGCATCGTAGCGCTAGTTGCTACGCTTTTACTTGACCTATTAACCATTACAGATTCTCTAGACATACTAGTAGTTCCATAATTAGGAGTTGTACCAAATGGACTAGAGAAGTTGGGTTTAAGCGTTGTAGGAGTGGTATCAACCATAGATGTTTCTACGGGCGTTCCAATCGGTTTTTGTTTATTAACTCCTCCATATATAGACCCTGTTGCACTTAATCCCATTCCTTGATATTGAAATGGTTGTGTTTCGTAAGATGAAGATGGTTTTTTATTAAAAAATGAATCTGACATGCTCGAACCAGCTGTATGTCCTGCGTATCCTCCTAACATACCCCCTAGTATAGTTCCTATTCCAGGCAATAACATCGTTCCTATAGCTGCGCCTAGAGCTGCACCCCCTAGGCTTCCTATGCCACCTGAAATTGCTCCGGAAGCTGCTTGAGCTGTAGATTGTCCTTGTCCTTTTCTGTCGGCGTAATCTAATACTCCTAAAACAGCCGAAGCTACACCTCCTGTTTTTAATGTATTTTTTACAATTGATCCAAAATTTAAACCTTTTGCATTATTTACTATACCTTTTAAAAATCCTGGTTTAGGTGTGGGAGTTTTAGATGCAGGTGCCGCTCCTTTAACTCTATTCTTTGATCCTTTAGGTCTTCCTCTTTTCTTTTTCCCGTCTGCTCCTGTACCTTCACCTAACGCATCTACCATTCCCTCAATTCCACCACCACCACCTCCACTTGAGTTATTTCCTAACGATATAACATACATAGGATTTGTCTTTGTTCCTAATGTTCCGGTTAATGTATCAAAACCTCCTCTAGCTTTACCAACAACTTCTCCTATTTTACCTCCGACAGGTCCTTTTATCATTTTTAATAATTGGCCTCCCATAACAGTTGCCATCAGAGCGGAGCTTCCCATCTGCATCATCGAAGTCGAAGACTGAGCCTCCGCGCCTGCTTCTTTGTTCTTATTAGCGCCTGTTATACCTCCTACTACAGTTTTTATTCCTCCTGCTACAAAATTTATAGCGGATGCCATAAGCTCGACAATAGGTAAAATAGCTTCTAACACAGGTAATAGTGAAGATTTAAAAGCCATACTTACTTTTTCAACTGCCGTATTGAATTGCTCGGCTGCTAATACTTTCTTAGCTTCTACCTTATATAGCTCTACATTTTTACCTGCAACTTTATCTAAATAATCGCTATTTTTCATTGCAGCATTTATAGCCTCTTCATTTGTTATTCCAATTTTATCCCGTAAATATAAACTTTTTTCTAATTCAGATACCTCTAGTCCTACAGCGTTTGCCATGAGCTGCCTCTTAGCAAAATCCATATTTTGAAATTCATCATAACCTCCCATGGTATCCATCATTTGCTGCATGGCTCCCCCAATGTCATCTTGTAAAAGCAATTCTCTAGCTTTTCCAATGTTAACATGTCTTCCTAATGCTACAGATGCTTCAACTTCTCCTACGATGCTTTGCTCAAATGACAATAGATGCTGTGTCATTTTAGCAGCTTTTTGGAAATTTAATCCTAATGCTTTTACCTGTAAGTTAGTGTCTACTAAATGCTTTTGTGCTGATTTTGAATCTTTATTGATGTTAGAAAAATATTTTGATGAGAATTCTACATTTTGAGCTATATCATCCATTACAGATTGAGGCATGATGAATTTACTCTTATCTGCAAGTTCTAGGGATGCTGCCATTAAATTAGCTGCTTCAACATCTGTCGCACCTTTTGTCCTTAATGCCTCGGTAAAAGCTCCTGCGGCCTCTGTAGATACTCCTATATTTTTTGCATTGTCCGCTATGCTAGCTAATGCTTTATCATTCACTTGTAATAATATGCCTGAATCTCCTAAGATGCCTTTTTGAACATCTCTGACATCCCTAAGACTAGCATACATGTTATCATATTGAGTTTGAGCATTCATTGCATTCTTAAAAAATTCATAAGATTGCATGTTAGATGTCCCTAACTCCGCTGATATTTCTTTTATTTTGCTATTTAACCTAGTTGCGGCTCCTAATATTCCTATAAAAGCAGTCGTTAATCCCGCCATTATTAAAACAATAGGAGATACTTTAAACATTGCATTTAAAGATGCCATCATTCCTTTAAAAGCACCGCCACCCTCTTTAGCGTATGCTTCGTCGAATGCTTCATAACCCGCAGTTAATGTTTCTAATCCTTTTTTTCTTGCGTCTAATATTGCGCTATTAAATCCTGGAATCCATCCTGCAAATGAATCTACTTTGGCATACAAAAATGAGAGTTCTTGTTCTCCCTCTTTAAAGATAGTCTGTAATCTTTTTCTAAATGGATCAGCTTGTCTTGCGACGTTTAATTTCTTTTTCTCATCTTTTTCTTCTTTCTTTTTTCTTTTTTCTTCTGCTGCTGCTGCTTTTGCTAAATTTTCTGGTGAGTTGGGGTCCGCGTTTCTTATTGTTTCTAAGTCTCTTTGTAAGCGCTTTTCTTCTCTTATCTTTTTAGCTAGACTTTCCGGTGAGTTGGGGTCAGATTTTCTTATTGTTTCCGCGGCACTTTGCGCGGCCTGTGTAGCTTTTATACTTTTCGCTATACTCTCTGGTGAGTCAGGAGCGGATTTTCTTATTGTTTCTAAATTTGATTGTAAGCGCTGCTCTTCTCTTATCTTATTTGCTAGACTTTCCGGTGAGTTGGGGTCAGCTTTTCTTATTGTTTCTAAATTTGATTGTAAGCGCTGCTCTTCTCTTATCTTATTTGCTATACTTTCCGGTGAGTCGGGGGCAGATTTTCTTACTGCTTCTAAGTTTGATTGTAATCGCTGCTCTTCTCTTGCTTTTTCTGCTAGGCTCTCTAGTGAGTTGGGGTCAGCTTTTCTTATCGTTTCCGAGTCTCTTTCTTTACGCTTTTTTGCCCTTATAGCTTTTGCTATACTTTCCTCTGAGTTGGGGTCATCTAATTTCTCTTTTTTAGCTTTTTTTTCTTCGTTTTTCTTCTTAAATTCTTCAACTGATTTTTTTCTTCTAGCCTCGTACATTTTGGCTATCTTCTCGTTACTCTCTCTGCTTAATTTTAGCTCCTGCGCTAATGTAGCCATATCTCCTGTACCTCCGCCACCTCCTCCGTTCCCTATAGGAGAGCTTCCTAAAACTTTAACTAATAAATCATCTAATTGTTTTATTGCTGATGTAGTTATATCAACTAGTCTAACGTCAACTACAGCGTTGTTTTCGCCACCACTAGCACCTCCAATACTACCACCTCCACCACCTCCAATACTACCACCACTACCACCACCTCCAATGCTACCACCGCTACTTTTTGCGGGAAGGATATCTTCAATAGCCGTAATCGGAGAGGTCGTAACATTTGCAGGTTTAACTTCCGGTATAATTTTCTTTGGTACAGATTTTCTTATTTTTTTAGCTACTTCTTTACTTACCGGACTAGCTTCTTGTAGTGCAGGACTTAAATTTTTTGAGGATTCCGAAGGAGGTTTAATAGGTGAAAACATGTTTGGGTACAGGGACTGCTCTGCTGTACCTCCTCTTTGTTGCCTTATTATGTCTAATACAGGAGGAAGTGACATATTCGCAGTTTGTCCACCCAGTATTTGTTCTTTATTCAATCCTAATTTCTGATATATTAAATCTTCTGTCTTAGTTGTAACATCTGCTTTTTTTCTACTTCCTACGTATTTTTGAATATTCTTTCTTTCTTCGTCGCCTAAATTACTTAAAGAAGTTGCAGGCCCACTTAAAGATTGGCCTATGGATTGTGTTTTCAGACCTCTTTCTTCTTTTTTCGCTTGCGTTTTTGTAATCTTTCCGCCCGTCACTTTAGAAATAATTGGCGACAATCCGGCGGAGGGTAGATTTTTTATTTTAGTTCCTAATGTAGATTTACCGCTCTCTACGGCTTCTTTATAAGATTTTACTTTAGTTGCTATTTCACCCTTAAGTGCTATTAGTGCAGGTATCTGAGCAAGGTTTTGATCTGCTAAAATAGCTTGCTGACCCATATAGTACTCATCGGCATCATACCTAGTCTTTAGATATGATACATTTGATCTAAGGCTAGTTAAGTTGTCTTTTATTATACCTAAACTTGTATCTATTTTTCCAACATAACCAGAGGGATTTTTACCTCTGTTTACTTCATTAAAACTATCATCTATTTTGGATATTTCATCTCTGACATTTTTTATATTTGCTAGAGCGTTTTCGTATTTATTATTATCCTCTTTCCATAAAGCATTTAAAGATTTTCCAGCACTTACTTTAATATCATTCCTTGAATCAATTCTTTTTTGATAATTATTATGTAACTTTGCCAGTTCTTCATGTCCTGACTTTAAATTAGTTTCTATCTTTAGCATGTCCGTAAGAACACCCGATGTAAATGCTAATACTCCTCCTTTATTAATCATTTTTTAGGAATTTAAATGATATATATTATCTATACTTTTTAAAATGTTTATTATTAGAATCGGAATCATGCTTTAAGGATTGTAAACGTTGTAGTCTTTGAGCTCTTAATTTTTTTAATTTCTCATCCTCTTTTCCCGCATTATACATTCTACCTACCATTTTTAATTGTGCAGGAATGGCTAATAATGAAAAAAGGGAGGAGAGAATCCCCTCCCTAATTTCTTTCATTTTATCATCTTGATTTTTTGGATGCTTTTTTATTTGCTTCATTTCTTTCTTCATACGCTTCTAATAATCTATTGTAAAAGAATTTTCTAATAAATATAGGCATGTCCATCAAATCATTGTATGTAAATCCTTTTCCATAATGAATTAGTTGAAAAACTTCTTCATATATGTACTGTCTATCTCTCGAGGTCAGGCCAAAAAAATCTTTCATCGAAAACCACTGGAGTGCGAAAAGGCTCCCCGGTGTACCGGTCTATCACGTCTACATTGAAATCTACGTCTGGTTGAATTTTACTTAAGAACGATCGAATAGCTCTACTATCCGCTGCTAGTAAATCTGTGTCAATGTAATTTCTAATATAAACTAAATCAACATTACCGTCAAGAGCAACAATCATGTGCTTTAACCTCAATGTTAGTAAGCCCGGATCTTTTCCTACTTTCTCGTAGGATTTAACAATAGCGTCAATTTCCTTATCTTCTTTTCCTGTAAGTAGTTTTACATGTACTTCTTTTTTAGACTTAGGAAGAGTAAGTTTAAATAGATTACTATTCTTGGTTACTAATACGGATTCGTCAATAGGTTTAGGTTTCAACTCACTCAAATTGATTGTAGTGTCTTGAGTATTGCCTGAAGGCGTAGTAACTTGAATTACGTACTCTTCTCCATAAGCTGCAATCCTAGCTGCAATCATAATGGCATTCTTGTCTCCAACTAACAAATCATCCCAATCAATCTCTGATACAAGCAAGTTACGGAACATTCTTTCAATAGCAGTTCCTTGCATGATATAATTCTGATTAGTTAAGATATCCTCATCTTTAGCTGTCATGTATCTTAATTCTACTTGACCCGAGGATAGAGGATTTTCTTTAGGGTAAAAAAGACCTTTGGAAGGTAGATCCACAATTAAAGTCGTTTGATTTAGACCTTTAGGGACAGTTGGAATAACCGGAGTAGGGATTTCCATACCGTCTTCGCTAGGACTTTGATTAAATGTAACTTCTCTGTCTGGCTTCATAATATTTATGTTTGTTTAATTTTATTTTTTAAATGTTTTTATCTTGCAAAAACTCTGATAGATGGGGCTTTTGCAGTAAGAGAATTTACAGAGTTAGGAAGCGGATTTGTTGCTAATTCTTTAAAAGTTTCTCCTGTGTTGTATGGAAGAATCTTTCGTTCGTTTGCATCTTTTATTAACGCATAATCATACATAATTGTTACAGAACAAGTGGATAAAGAATCGTCGGATAAATCTAATTCCCCCCACTTTACCGCTGAAACATACGCACCATGTATTTCCCACCTTTCGGACTGAACATTTGTTCTAGGCATTAATGTTTCTAATACTAGTGTTTTCTTGTATGTTTCTAACGCGTATTCTCTTCCTTCTATATAATTTGAATGTGAATTTAGTATCCATTCATATATTAAAACAGAGGAATCATTCTTTACTTCCTCCGAACTAGATAAGGAATCTACGAACGGATTATTTAAAGCTCTAGGAGAGAATCTATGCGCAGCTACCGGGTCGTATAGTACTATCTCTATCGGGTCCCATGTCATCTTACCTTTAAAGTTCGTCTTTGTGTTTATATACTGTAATTCTATATTGTCGTATGTAAACCCAGGCTTAGTCGCTGATTTTACTAAATATGTTGGTATATAAATTCCTGCTACATCTAAATAGAGAACAAACCTATTTTTTAATTTAGGCTCAAAATAAGCGAAAGGTCTATACTGGGTGTATTCTGACGCTCCAGTCATAACCATCTCTTTATTAGATAGTACTTCCTTTTTTTGTCTAAATATGGGCGTAGATTTAGCCATTTCTTTTTATAATAAATATACTAAAAACTTAAAATTAATACAAAACAAAGAAAACTAGTTCCTTCCTCCACCACCGCCACCAATCAATCCACCTAACGCACTTATTCCGGCGTTAGCGGCTGCTTGAGCGGCACCTTTTCCAATATTTATAGCGGCATCTTTTAATTGACTTCCTAAATTAGCTCCCCCACCATCTAGTCCGGGCCCTTCTACGTCAGGAAGTTTTACTTTACTTCCTCTAACCATAGCATAATCATATACTATTGTTCCTTCCATCAATACTAAATCATCACTAGACATGTCAAATTCTCCCCATTTAACAGAATCAAAGAATGCTCCTACTAATACGAAAGAATCCACAACATCTCCATGAGGTGATAATGATCTTAAATATAATGTTCTTTTATATTCATGTATAAAACCATCTTCTCCCGGTGTTAATAAATTAAAACCTTGTCCGGTCGTTCCTGAATTGTGGTGATAATTATTAATGTAATCATGTAACATTTTGGCACCATTATCCTCAATTGGGTCATAAAAACGTACTGTTATGGGCTGCCATCTTGATTTTCCTTTAACGTGGAATTCTGTATTTATATAATCTACTGTGATGTGATTATTCTCTAAAGTAGGTCTTTCCGCTGATTTTATGGCATACGTAGGGTAAAAAGGACCGAATGGATCCGCTTGCATATATAACTCAAAACGCATTTGCTGTTTCGGGTTAAAATATTTAAAAGGTTTGTGTGTAAATGCCATGTGTATTTTATAAGCACAGAGGTGCATCAATGCACCTCTGTGGTTTATTAATTAATTTTATGCGTCTACTTTTCCGGTAGTAACTGCTTTGTTTTTATCAGGGCTCATTACAGCATAATCATAAGTAATGGTCAAGTCCAACATGTTCAAATCATCAGATGATAGGTCCATGTTACCCCATTTAGCGTCTGCTACAAAAGCGCCAAATAATGAGAACTGATCCGCTACATCTCCGTGTGGAGTTAAGGCCTGGAAAACTAATGTCCTCTTATACTCGTGAATGAAGCCATCTTCTCCAGGAGTTAAAAGACCGGGAGATCTACCCGCAGCCGATTGATTTAACCCTGAGTTGTGGTGAAATAAACTTATCCAATCATGTAATAATTTAGCTCCGTTTACTTCAATAGGGTCATATAATGTGACTGATATATCTTGCCACCTTGATTTTCCTTTTACTTTAAATTCTGTGTTAATGTAATCTACTGTAACTGGATTTTGGTCTATTGATGGTCTATCAGCTGTTTTAACCATATAAGTAGGGATAGGTACTCCAACGTTAGTTAGGAAGAGCACATATCGCATCTGCTGCTTAGGGTTAAAATACTCAAATGGTTTATATTCAAATGCCATTTTATTCTATTTTTTTTGTTTATTCTGTATCACCAGGGAAAGAAGCTCCTGTAGGTAGTACAAAGAAATCTAAGATTATGAATTCCGCAGTTCTAGTAGGTTTTAAATAAATATTACCTCTTAGCTCATTTCTGTCTAATACGTCAGGAGTATTATTAGATTCGTCCATTATGACTTTGAAATCATATAAACCTTGATTTCTTCTAACACTCTCTAAATAAGGCTCTACTATACTTAAAAATCTAAGTCTTGTTTCTTTGGTGTTTTGTTCAAACACTAAATACCTAGAAGATGATGCGATGAATTTTTTAGCAGTTATCAATAGTCTCCTTACGTTAATCCTATCGAGTGCAGATCTTTTCTTCTGTAAAGTTTTCTGTCCCCATACAACTACGCCTTCTCTTGGGTAAGTAGCAATAGGATTAATATTGTAAGTGTAAAGTCTATCTCTATCACCTAAAGTTAATTTTCTTTCCGCTTGTAGAGCTACGTCTATAGCACCTCTATTCAAACCAGCCGGAGCATACCAAGGAAACTGTACGTAGTCATTGAATGCAATAACTCCAGATACTACAGTGGATGGTGGAACCCATACATTTCTTCCTAAGTCAGCATCAGCTATTTGTACCCATGGATAGTAATAAGCAGCGTAAGAAGTATTTCTTGCTAAGGCTGCATTTATAGCTTGTCCAATAGTATCACCATATCTAGTAGGGTCGATTACCATGAAAATATCTCCTCGATTTTCAATCATGGCAATGGCTTTTGTTATAATTTCACCATGTTGTTCACCTACTCCGTCAATAATTCCGGGCATGAGTAACATGTTGATATCATATTCATCCGCATTAGCTAAAATGTCAATGGCATCTAAATAAGCAGTTGAACCAGAGGCTCCTCCCGCTAAATCATCTAAATTGAATCCTTGGCTATTTTGTCCGCTAATTTTATCGAAGAATGATCTAGGATGTTTTACATATCCATCCGAACCTCCGGAGAAAGTGCCAGATACTTCAGCGGGTAAGCTACTAGAGAATGCAGCAACTCTGATTTGTCCACTCTCGTTTAAGTAATTGTAGTTCTCTTTAAATACTTCTACTCTAATATACCTAGATCTATTAGGGAATGAGCCACTTAATTGTAAGAATGGGATACCGTCAGAATCATATTTCAAGCTGTACATTTGATCTCCAATAACTCTACCAATATAATTAGTATCGTTAGGGTCAAGCGTCAAATCATTGTATTGTTCTACAATTACTCTTCTGTTGTGCCTATCATCTCCTCTTCGTATGTACAAATCAAAAGTACCTAAATCAGTATTTACATCTCTTACTTCCCATCTTAAATTTTCTCTAGTTCCTATGTTCAATACTCCACCTGTAGAATCATCGTTAGGGTTTCCTACTCCATTATTAGAGGCGATAGAATTGAGTGATGTATTTACATAGTTACCCGGAGATACTACGGTTAGTTTAAAGGTTTGTTGCCCGGCTGTAAAATAAGACCCAGTTAATCTAGATTTAATTCCCGCAGGGGCAGCAGCGTAAGCACCTCTAGTTACTACATTTGAACTTGCGTACTCGTAATCTCCGGCTAGTACTCTAACCACAGTTAAGTTTTCCGCGTATCTCAAATATTCTTGCGCTACATAGTCCGTTAAGAACTTGTATTGTCTTTCAGATGTACCGGAACCCGAACTAAAGGCTCCTCCGAAAGCTCTCAGGTATTCCTCGTAAGAGGAGATTGTAGAAGGAACGAACGCGGGTCCTTTTAAAGTAGGACCTACAACCGCCGCTCCTATAGCTTGTATTTCTAAAGGTAAAAAACTAAGGTCTTTTTCTCTTGTAAATACGCCAGGACTGACTATTCTTTCTGCCATTTTTTTGTTTTTGTCAATTAAATATTATACCAAGAATTATTAATAAATTCTCATTTGTTATAAATATGTTTTAAAAATCTCAAACAATTAAAAAAATCAAAATAATAGACATTTTAAACAATGTAAAAGAAATGAACAATCATGAGACAGTCAATGTAAGAGATGTAGCATTAAATCTTATCTCATCTCCTGTTGCAATGGTTTTACTTGATGATAATGCTCCTGACATAAGCATGTTTCCTCCTGTCAATGAATCAAACACTGCCACATGAGTAGCTGTTGCGCCCGATGCTGCACTTGATGTAATCGTAATCGCTGCCGTGTTTGTCAATGTCCCTGCGCCACCTGTTCCCCGTGTCCATCCACCTGCTGCCACGGCAACGCGTGTGTACAATGCACCTGTGGCAGAGCCTGCGTCAGTTGGGTCTTGTGAATACAATTGGACAAAGGTAGATGTGGGAGCGGAAGCGAAGGCAGAGCCGTTTATCCACCCTGTGATTTGGTCTTCTAAATAATTTGAAAATGCCATGATATTTATTTTTTAGTTAAGGTTAAAATCTGGTTCAACAACGTCAAATGTTTCGGGAATGCCAAGTATTTGACTTTCTTCGCAAAAGGTAATGTACCAAAAGGGAGGTACATTCAAAGCAGCATATTGCACATCAACCGCCTGCAATGTTGTTCCACCTTGTTTTGGTAAGCCTTCATTGATTCGACAAATGTCCTGCGCGTGCAAGGCATCAGGTTCATTTGTATATTTGTAGCCGTTAATAGATTGCATAATATGTGTTTATATTTGTATTCATTTCATTGACATTAGAAGTTTGGTCTGTTTTGTAAAAAATAATTTCTTGTGCGTTTAATTCAGCATAAACATTACTTCTTGCAATAGTTAAATTATTGGTCAAAACCGTAATATTTGAAGCTGTTGCATTTGCAAAAGTGCCGTTATTTTTGCTAATTGAAACATTGCCAGAAACTAATTTTGCAAAAGATGTAATTTGTGTATTTGCTGTAATTGGTATAGATACTTGATGTAAAACATTACTATATACACCAGCAAATAAATTATTTGTACTTTTAAAAAATACACCTGCATAACCATTTGTACTATCTATCCATAATGCATCGTTAGATTCCAATAATGTATTATTTGTAGTTAATACAATTGGATTAAATACAGAAATATTTGAAAAGGTCGATGCGGTAATATAATTTGACAAAGCACTCCCAGTTAAAAAATCATTTACACCATCAAAATATAATGAAGGCTTACTATTAGTTAATTGAACAACTCCAGAATTTACTATTCTCGGCTGACTTGCCTGCGTTGTTTGCGTTGCATTCTGTGCATTACCACTTTGGTCATACCAAGTGGTTACAAATACATTTTGATTACTTCCGCCTGCATTCCAAAAAGTACTAAATGTAACTTGCTGTCCAATGCTAAGCCCACTTGCTCCAACGGCAGTAACTGTAACTGTACTACTTGCGCTTATTGTACTATTTACATCAAAACCTACGTCACCTTCTGCGCCACTTGTACTTGCTCTCACCCTTATTGCACTTCCAGTGTATGCACTTCTTAACTTGCGCAAAGAATAAGCCGCTGCCGCATTTGGATATAAATCAAGTAAAAATGAAGCAGATGAAGTCACCGTCAAATTCGCAGCCGTTGTCCCTGCCCCTGTCAATGATGCACTTGCTAACTTTGATACTAAAGCATTTGCAGCAAGGGAGTTGGATGAAGTGAGTGAGGATTGAAGTTTTTGTATAAAATTAATATCACCAGATAATGAGCCGAAAGCGGATAAATTGACTTGAGCCTTTTGTACAAAACTAATGACAGAAACTAATGATGAATTTATACTCAAGTTTGATGACACCGGTTTGACAAAGTTAATATCAGATGACAATGAGCTAAGGGATAATATATTTGATTGTAAAGATATAGTTTTAAATACTTTGGTTCGAGAAGGCTCACTTTCTACTACGTTTTGATCATTTATAACTCTTTCTGCTACAGATACTTTTTTTACCGAGAATGCTTTTTGAATGGATGATTTTCTTTCTACAAATGCCGGTGTGAGTGTAGCCAGTACTCTTAATCTTGTAGATGCTTTTACAATTCTTTCTTGTTTTGATATATTTACTGTAGAGAATGAAAAATCTTCAATGTTTGTAACAAATTGATAATCATTTCCCCACACAAAATTATTGACAGGAATGAACATTTCGACTACTTTATTTAACTGCTCATTAAAATCTGTCCAAATACTTAAATCATAATATACATAGTAATATTCGGGTATAAGGGTGATATATATTTCCTTTTGTGGTAAGTCTGTGTTCCCTCTATTGTTAGATCCATACCTATTACTGTTTTGAGTATATCCCTGTCTATAATAAACTCTGCTAGAAATTCTATTGTTTACGTCTAACTTAGCAAAATCTTTATACTCTTCCATTCTTGTCCGAGATAAGGTAATTACAGGACAAAGAAGTTTATTTTTTTCATCTCGCATAAAACCATTTGATTGAATTTGAGACCAGAGTTCTCCGCTACCATACATCACAGGAACATCAATCATTCTATCTCTATCTTGAACTTCAGGTTTGATGTTATTTCTAATGTATTGAAGTATTGCATAATCTACATCATATATTGTAATTTCGGGAATCTTAATGTAATCATCATCTTCTCTAGTCTGCTCTCCTCTATTTACTTGATTTTTGTAGAGTTGATTATATACCGTAGGATTTATCGTAGATTTAGCCATTTTAATATTTGTTTAGTTCATCATACGCATCATTAATTCCGGACCTATAATCAGTGGTAGTTAAGTTTGTTTTTCTACTTAAATGTGCTTGGGCTATAACTGATATATTATAACCAAATTCAGATTCTTCTCCTAACACATGTGGTATATATGTTTCGGGATTTCGTCCAAACCAAGTATTATCAGAGAATACATTGTTCAATTCATAAAAATCCATATCAAAGAATACATAGTCGCCCGGTTCTATAACCAAATCTCTCTCTAATAAATCGTCTCTTAAAAAATAAAATGTAGCTTCTCTTTCAAAATCCAATCCAAAATCAGTGTCAATAGTTTCTTTAGTACCTCTTTTTATGATACAGTTTAGTCTAGTAGCATTATAGAATACTTTACTAGGTGCTTCCCTATATATGTTCTCTCTAGTATCTTCCCTAGATAATTTATAAAGTTCAACCTCTAAGGCCATCACTTTATTCACTCTTTCTCTGTTTATACTCCTAACTAAAGAAGCATCTCTACCACTTCCAAATAGTGCCATTATCCTACGTATATTTTAAGTGGAATTACTGCTAAAAATTTTTCGTGAGCTTCAGATTCTGCCATCTTTCTTTCTAATTGGGATTGACGGCTAAATTGATCTAACTCTATCCTAAGAACATCTATTAATCTTTGTTTCTCCTCATTTACCGAATACATTAAATCTTCGGTATTTAAAACAATATCATCCTCTAGTCCGGGTAATGTCTTGTACTTTCCTCTAACATAAGCAAGCATTTCTTTAGATAGAACAAGCGTATATTTTTTTATCCATTGTTTACCTATGTCATTGATACTAGAATAAGGTAAGGTGAAATAAGGAATAGTAGCATGGCTATTTATTTTACCTGTACCTCCTTTATTTGCATTTTTATATTCAGAATCTAGTGTGTACTCAAACCATATTCTATATTCTCTAACCGGTGTAGGGAAAATACGAATTCTGTTGTTAATTATCTCGAAGCCGTATGCAGATTTTCTTATTTGGTCATTAAATTCTATGGCCTGCATCCTAAGAATATCATGGTGCATAGGCATTAATAAGAAATTAACTCCGGGGCTAAAATTACCGAATCCAAATTGGTCAAGTAAGTTTTGGCTACCTAATCCTGTTCCTACGAAGGGGTCAAAATATTTTACAATAGCAGGTGGAGCATCGTGAAACATTTTTCTTATTACGAACTTGTCTGTAGCAGGATTACCGGACTCTAATGAAACTCTAGTAGGGTCTAGTAAGCTATATACTTGTTTTCCTTCTTTTACCAATATAGATCCTGTATAATAGGTAGTTCTGCCTCCTACTCCAATCTCTGTACCGTATTCCGCAGATATTTCTAAGACACCTGCTATTGAATTGGTAACTAATTCTTTTTCTAATCTAAGGGAACCGGTATTGAATCCCATTAATCCTAGTATATTGTCCTTAGCAGAATGGGCATTAACTTGATTGCTATATTCGGATATTGACTCTTCAAAAGCGGTATAGAAGTTTATATCTTGTAATTCCACGTCGCTAAGAGGATAACCTAGTCTTCTAGCGCACCATACGGCTACTTTAGGGGCGTCCTTTTGGAAATTGGTATCTTTATCAAATATTCCGAAAGGCGTAGATCCAGATACTGCGCTACCACTTCCGGGCCAAATAGGTATGTGAACTGCCATCTGCTGTTTACAATAAATAGTATTAAAAAAGTCTTTTATTTCACTTTTTAATATACTTGTCTTATAAAGGATACAAGAACATACCTAACACCGGAAATTACAGGTCTTGCACCATGTCTATGTGTTATCTGTCCCGGATGTATTGTTAATTCACCCGTCTCTCCTTTAACTAATTTCTTTTGTTTTGAAAACCATGTACCTCCTCCTTCGTATTCATCATTCAAAGTAAGTACGGTAGAAAATGCAGAATCATCATGGTGTAGAGATAAGTGACCTTGATTTTCCGGTGTATATTTTATAATAAAGTTTTCAGAGCTAAATTTCTTCCATTTTTCTCCGGTAAGTACAAAATTAGATTTTACGAGGGGATATATGTAAGTATTTAAAAACATGTCATAAGCATCATGTAATTGAAATTCATTGATTAACATGTCATGCGTTGGATAATAATAATGTCTATCTTTTGTCCATTTTCCACATTCTTCTGCTAATCTTATAACTTCATTACAAAATTCTTTTTTAAATGCATGTAAATGTAAGACATCAGGTATAGGTTCATCTACAATTAAATCATATTCTTTATTCTTTAATGCAGGATTGATATACATGGATGACCATTTATCTACATCTTTTGTTAGATAGATGTTAGATGCAAATGAGTTACTAGATGTTTTACTTGTTTTTGCATTACTTGTTTGACTTACTATACATTCTTTTAAACTATATGCATTCATGTCTTGCCATATAAAGAATAAGTCTTTTCTTTCTGCGTTATCTGAATATGTACATGCTAAGAAGTCATCTACGGGTAAGATGTATTTTTCAAAGTTCTGTTCTAGTATTCTTTCTATGCCTAATTTTGATAACATGTAGGCATGAGATAGCCATGAGTATCCTGGAGATGTATATATGGAGTTTTGTATTTCATGATTCCCCGCCGATTTTTGCCTATCAAGATCAAGATACTGAGAATATCCCGGGGGAGGAACGTTTAAAGGATTTGGTATGTCTGAATCTTCTCCTAATTTTTGCCTACCGAGATACAAAAGGCCCCAATCATCTAAGTCAATTTTTTCAGCGGGGAACTCTCCATCTACTTTAAAATCATCTTCTAAAATTAAAATAGAATCATAATTTTTCTTTTTAGCATCTTTCCATATAGATACATGAGATAAAGCACATCCAATTTCCCCAGGTAATATATCCCGGTTATAATATGAATTACTATGATTATCTATTTTCCAATCCTTATACAAAGACCAATCAAAATCTACTTTAGGATTTCTACCATCTACAGCCTTAAACAAATGAAACTGACCCGGTATAATACCTAGCTTATTAAATTCCGCAGTGTATCTCATAATAGCTTCATCAGATACATCAAAAGTAATCACATAGACAGCATCTATTCTTAATTTATTTTCCATGACATTAATATTTAAAAATTCTTTGGCAATCTTTACAGGATCAAAAAAATCAGTTATATTATATTTAGTTGTATTACCATTAGGAAGTATTTTAAATTGGCTATTAGATGATATAGATGATAACCATGAATCAAACTCAATACAATGAAATACAGTTTCTTTCAATGCCGCTCTAAATCTCGTTATAGGAATCAATCCTAACATTTGCATTTCAACAGCAGCCACACAAAATGTTTCATCATAATTTGAAGGATATAACCAATAATGTTTAGTACTTGCAAAAGATATCAAATCATCTTTACTCATAGAGCCATGATAATATACATTTTTATAAGTGCTTGTAACATGAGAGAAATGCTTTTCATAGTATTCCTCTCCGTATTTTGGTGTTACTATGTATAAAGATGATTCCTGTCTATGATATAAAACTTGTCTCCAATGCATTAAAATTTCCGATAATCCTCTTTCTGCATGTGATATATAAATGTAAGAATCTTTAATCCTTGATTTATTTATTCTTGGCACATCTATACGTTTTACTGCATTGTATAACATGATAGAAGGTACGCCAAAAAAACGTTTCTCAAATTCTTCTTTATGGTATTTAGATACACAAATAACACTTTTGAACTTAGGGTGGCTAAATACTCTATCTTGTAAACTTGGAACATTTTCTCCCTTATAGTAATTATAGAAGAAGGGGTCTGTGTTATGTATCCAAAAATAAGATTTACCGTAACTATCCTCTGATATTAAATCTATGTAGTGAGTATAATTTAGAGCAATTAGAATATCCGACTGTACATTGTAGTCCTTTGTGTAAATAACGCCATTTAAAGCGTTCTCCTGCACTATCTCTCCCGTAATGAATACTGCGTGGCCTAATGATGCAAAAGCCTCTGCAAGGTTGCGTAAGGCCCATTCAGTGCCAGCGAAGTTCTCTCCGCTGGCATGAAATTCCGGGTAGTATCCAATATAAAACTTAATTGTCATAAACTACAGTGAGTTAGGATATAAATACTTGAATATATCGTCTAATGCTTCGTGTCTGTGATTAGTAGATAGTCTTACACAATTGACATATTTACTTTGGTCAACTATGGGTACTAACTTAATTGCAGATTGCTCTTTATTTTTTAAGTCTATCTGATTCTCGTCTCCTGTAAATATCATGATTGTGTTTTTACCTAGTCGGCTTATACACATGGAAAGTTGTTCTCTTGTTAAGTTCTGGAATTCATCTATAATACAAATAGCGTCGTCAAAAGTTCTACCTCTAAAGTGAGCTAAAGATACGAGTTCAACTGATTTGTCGCTGTATAATCTTTCTACTGCCGATTGCTTTGCGTATGCTTTAGATATGTTGTCTTTTATAGGGACTATCCAAGGCTCTAATTTCTCCTCAAATGTTCCGGGCAAAAATCCCATTTCTTCGGTAGCAACCATCGGTCGAGTAATGACTATCTTATTTATTTCTCTTCTAAAAAACTTATCGAGAGCTATCTGAGTTGCAAGTAGTGTTTTACCACTTCCGGGCTTCCCTAAGACAAAATTAACGGGGTGCATTAATATCTTGTCTTTAGCTTCTTTTTGGTCGTTCGATAATTGAATATCAAATTTTACCGGATTCTTCGGCAACCTCTTTTCTGTGTTTTCCGCCATGTAGTTTTTATAATAAATACGTTTTACAATTTAGTATTTGCTGATATAAGTCTCACCTTTTTTTACAGCAGGAGATCTTTTTAATTTTATATAAGGGTCATCAATGGTTTTATGAAGGTACAAATACTTAATGTTAGATAAAAAATTTTCGAGAGATGCCTTCTCATTTGATAATAGAGTTAATTTTTGATTTATATAAGCCTCCTTGTCTGGATTTTCTATCAATGCTTTTTCTAAATCATTAATTTTGTCATCAATCTTTTTTAAATCTTTAATTTTTCTGCTTACGTTTGTCATGCTTTTTATTTTTTAAAACAAAGTAGATACGGATTAAGTTTAGTTAAGGATTATTATATATCCAATTAGTCCATCCACTTCCCATGTTTACATAAATGCCAAAAGCGATGCTTAAGTACTTCAATTACTAAAGAGAAAAAGGTGTCTGCTTCATAGGTGCCTGCTATGCAGGTCATTGTAAATTTTGCTTTCATATTATTTTAGTTTAAATAAAAAAGGCGAGGCTTTTTTGAAGCCTCGCCAGTATATCAATAAATTATGAACACTTTATTATTATAAAGAATCTAATCCATGAACATAAATCTTTCCGTAGTATTCAGGACGAACCATTTTCTTGGCATACCTCGTCATGATACCTTTTCTTGGAGTGAAGTTCTCTGGATCATATACTAGAGGAGTCATAATTAACGGAATGTATGGTGCGTAAACAGCTCCTGTTTCTAGGAATTGAGCGCCTCTATAGCCCATTAACAATAAGTTCTCGGTCATATATGGATTCTTGTATACAGTAAATCTGCTATTTAACAAACCTACTTTCTGTACACCCATTGCAAATTTAGCTTGATCACCATTAGTGTCGGCCGCATATCCTGGGATTGATTCTAGGATAGTAGCAATAGTTGGAGATGTAACAATAAAGTTAGCACCACCTCTCATGGTTAATCGGTGAATTTCGTTGGATACCTTCTGCATTTTAGTTCCGATTGTTTGGAACCAAGTGCCTTGATTGTAGAATTGACCAGTTGTTGCCGCGTTTGAGAACGTAGCTGAACCAGGGTCGTAAGCAAATCCAATCTTAGCAGACCATCTTTCTACTGTTTGAGCTTCTGATACTAACATATCTAGAATTTCCAAATCAATTTCCTGAGAAATATATTCAGAAAGCATAGAAGTTAATTCAGCTTCTGCGTCAATAGAGTGATATGCGTTAAGATCCTGCGCGAATTCTGGTGTCCATTTAGCTTTTAGCTTACGTGTTTTAGACGTGATGGCCTCAGAGCGCATTTCCAAATTGATTTCTGGAATTGGTAAATCCTCTTTGTTACCTCCTGCTTGAGTTTTGCCCTCTTCGAAGTCACCTCTAGTAAGGTCAGTAGGTTGTTTGTGGTAGTTTACCTTTACGTTAGATATTGTAGTAGAACCAGATACAATAAATACGATTCTGTTATTAGTTAAGTCATAAGACGTAAACTGCTGGAATGTATCATTGATATTAGTTCCTGTTACTGTAAATGCTCTAACTCCTAGTGGATCAAATCCTGAAAGGGAGTCAGTAGATATAAATACTTTACGTAACTTCGTGTTGCTCTTGTAAGAGGCAGAGAAGTTAGTATCATAGTTTATATCAGAGGTCATGTTAACAGATCCCGTAAAGAATTTAGTAGAATTAATTCTATTGATACTACCTGTGAAAGCCAAAGTAGAACTTGAATAGTCATTAATAGAATAGCTAAATCTTCCTGCTCCGTAAAGACCTTGAGTACCCGCTGCACCACCTTTGTCTGAATCGGTAATACCGAATAGAGAGTCTTTTTGAGAATTTTTACCTTGATTGGCAAAGAATCCTGGCTGTGATGTGCCATACTTAAAGTCTAAGAAGAATACTAGACCCGAAGGTAAGTTCATTGGCTGGATACTAACAAAATCTTTAGCCGCAATAGAAGAGAAAATTCTTCGTACTAAAGGTAGTGCTACACCTGCCCATTCTTCCGAGTTAGAAGCAGTACCAGTTCTGTTAGCTTCTGTTACGATTTGACGAGCTTGATTTTCCAAAAGGACTGCTAAATGCGGTTTTTCTCTTTTTTCATCTAAGCCCTCAAGTAAACCAGTGGGTTCCCACTTGGTTATGTATTTCATCGCCTCCGCTTTTTGTGTCCTATTATAGTCATGCGGAAGCATGTGGTCTAAATTTCCCATATTTTTACTTAATTATACCTGCAAGTTCCTGTAATCTTGCACGTAGATTGTTTGATTCGTTTACAATATTTGATTTAGTAGCAGCAGAAGGAGCTGTACTGTTGGTTGGTTTTGAAGCAAAAGATTCGGTAATACTCTTAGATTTTTTACCTTTATTTGCATCTACACCTTCATGTACTTTAGCGTAAGTAGAATATAATAATTTAGCCTCCCTGATTGTTACTACACGCTCAAAGTTTTCTAAAATATCTTTCTTCTGATTTTCTGATAAAGCGTAGTTGCGGAAAAGTTTAGAAGTATAAAGTAATTTAGAATTCAACAGATTAACTTCTTGAAGCATTCCTTTGAGTTGATTTACAACTTCATAAGCCTCTTTTAATTCGTTTTCCATTTGTTTCATGTCTTTCTTTTCACCTTCTTCTTCTTCGTCATCACCTTCCTTGTCTCCGATAGCTTCTGAAAACATTGATTCTAGGGCGCTCATGACATCTTTACGGCTAAAATACTTAGGACCTTGAGGATCTTCTGTATCACTGTCGTAATTATCCACTTTGTTGTCTCCTGCACCAATGTTAGAAGATTTCAACTCTTCCTCTAGTTCGGCTAAAATTTCTTCTAAACTAGCTGATTCATTTTGGTCATCTTTCTCTTCTCCATCTTCTCCTTCTTCGTCATAAGCCTCTTTCATGTCATCTTCCTCTTCGTCAGTTTCTTTAGATTCCATGTTAGGCTTTTTCTTTTTTTGCGGCCAAGGTGGTTGTTCTCCATTTCCTTCTTCCATTTTTTTATCGTCCTTTTCTTCTTCGTCTTTATTTTCAAGAAGCGGAGATACTTTGTAAAAGATTGACTCTTCGAGAGTTGCTTTTGCGTTTTGCATAGCTGTATCTTTTATAGCTTTTGCATCGGCAATTGCGGATTTTAATAAATCGTTCATGTTACTATTTTGATTGTAAGACTATTGTAAATTTTAAATATATTTTCTAATTGTTTAATCTTATATTATACAAGATATTATTATCAATAAATATTATACATTTTTCCTAAAATGATATTTTTTATGTAAAACATGTATTTTTATTTAATTTTAAAGATATTTAACGTGTTTGAGGGAAATATTTGTATAATAATTCTCTGTCTTTGTAGCCTAAAACTTGCACTCCATTTTCGTGATTCTCTTTCACTTCTTTTAGTTTTTTTATATATGATACTAGTTCTCTTTTAGTGGTATTAGGTGATGCGATAAGAAGACTTAATCTTACTACTAATGATGTTTCTATTTCCGCTCTTCTACCTTTTCCATATATTCTAGTTTTATCGAAAGAAGATATAGCTACTATAGATTTCAACCATTTATCTCCTGTACTATTAAAAGAGGGTCGCTTATAATTAAATGAATCTCCTGTAAATTCTATACTGTCTATTCGAGATACATATAAAAATCTCCATCCGGGTCTATTTTCAGGATTTAAAGTATCTCCTTTTTTTAGCCAGGCTCTTAATGCTAGAGAATTTTGAGATATGCCTATTTTCGACGTTCCTAAAGCAACGGGTTCTATAATTCTAACTCCTGTAGCTAATTCTCCTGCATAATTTTTCGCGCCACTATACTTTACTTTTATAACTAATTTATTGTTTATCGCTATTTTTAAGTCCTTAGCTAAATTTCCGGTGGGTGTAAATAATATTTTAGAAACGGATTTAGCTTCTTTTTGAAATTTTATTATCTCGGAAATTTTTAATTCTTCGTCATCCTCCTCCTCTAGTTTTATAACATCTTGAAATCCTGTAAATTCCGAAACCCCTTCCGGAGCTGTTATTAATTTTTTTTCACCTGTTGTGTCTGCCTCAATTACTTTTGCTTCTTGAAATTTGGCCTTTTTATCGTAAATTATAAATCTGCTCTTATCTCCTTTATCTACATTTGAATAATACCCCTCAGAAGTTTCTGTTTTACCTATATATCTCCTATCTTGATTTGAACTTAATTTTTCGAAGGAGTCTTTATCAAATACTTTATCTATATCGTAAGAGAATAATAACAAATACTTCCTTACTTTTATTTTGTTTTTTTCTCCAGCTTTGTCTAATCTAGCTAAAAAGGTGTCTCTACTTATACCACTAGGAGTTGCTTTCTCTAGGAAGAATTTTCTAGTTTGTGGTACCGCTACTATTATTATTTTATTACTTTTTATTAGAGTTTCTGCATTTTTGTATAAATTATCTAAACTTTTTTCTACTCGTACATTTTTTTTATATGCTCCTTTTTTAGTATTTTTTAAAGCCGACTCAAATTCTCTTTTAGCTATTTCGGCTTCTTTCATAGATAACTTC